ATAACTAAGAATTAGTACAATACCAACACGAAGTGCGATGAGAGGGTTATGCGGAAAGCAAGATTGTGGGCCACACAAGCGAGACTGCAATTGACTTTTCTGATATTAGAGAGGTACAACTGAGAGTCGCATGGGGCCCGAAGAGTATTTATGGTAGTGAGCGGAGCGATTTCATCGATTTATTAGAGGATGATTTCGGACCGTCACGTGGAATGGGAGTGGAAATACGTAGTGTGGGGTTAATGACAAACTCCACATCGGAATCGTTGTCCTCATGTCCATGACTAACGTGGGTCAGAGATTTCTTTTCCTCCACCTCAATGGCGGGGTAATTGAACATGAGGGCGGGGTCAGTAGGGATGATGCCTGTGCCAAGAGAAATGGGTAAGGCAGTGATAATAAGGTCAGCAGTGGTGAGGGCACCATTAGTAGTGCCGCCAACTAGGCGGATGGTGCCTCCATTGGTAATGCGAAAGCAAGACACCAATGTACAACCTCCGTTGCCATTATAGACCATGGGTAGGATGGTGTTGATAGCCTCGTTGTCAAAGGTTGGACCGTTGGGATCGGCCAAGCCGAACAACCTTAGCGCAGCGACACTATTAGTAATGGCATATCCATATTGTGTTGCGAGGGTTAGAGACGCCGTGCTTGCTAAAGCCCAGCGAATGACTACCATTACATTCCCGGAATAACCTGGGGGCCAAGTGATGGAGTCAAGGTTGGCTCCAACAGAGGCGGACAAGGTAGTGCCCATGTCAGACTCGGTGGTCTGTACCATAGGCAGGGAAAGGGTGCCAAAATAGTTTGGGCCACCCGGTTTAACTGCTGAAAGATTAGGGGTTAGAGCGACGTACCGATCAGCGACGTCGGATGTTGCACCGAGCTTGGGTTTCAGTAACGTGATATCGTAGGTTACCCAAAGTTCGCCAATATTGGTGGAAATGCCTTGCATACCGACTGTAGCAATGTTGAAATTGCCCCAGTCATACAAGCGCATATCGCCAGAGCCAGTTTGGCCAGATCGAGTGTACAGTATAGACGCAGGGGTTTCGAGCTTACTGCACTCTATAGGATGCACAATGTGGTTAGATGGTTTGTCGCTACAAGTGAATTGGGACTGCTCCATTGTAAATTTATTGGTGAAAGGTGGATCGAGAACATTGTAGTTCGTGGTCATAATCACCGTGCCAGACGCGGTATTGGTAGATGCGAGGGCATTATACGAGTTGGACTTGAATTCGTACACACACCCATTTAGCCGATACTCCTGGTAGTTCTCAGCAGAGGCGGAGAGCCATGGGAATGCG